AAAATGGCTCTATAATATTAAACAAAAACTTAAGTCCTTTAGAACAGGAAGATGTTATTAAACACGAAAAAGTTCACTTAAACCAAATGGAAAGAGGTGATCTTGATTATGACAATGACAATGTTTATTGGAAAGGTAAAAAAATACCAAGATCTACAATGGATGAAGGTAATAAAAATCTTCCTTGGGAACGAGAAGCATATAAAGTAAATAAAAAATAAAAATATGGGATTTAAAATGATGGGTGGTAAATCACCAAAAGCAAAAACAGGAGCAGGTATACCTTTAGATATGAAGTCCCCGTTGTATGAAAAAGATGGCAGAGAGGATGACGTTCAAAAAAGATATCCTGGTGCTGTTAAGCGTAAAGGAACAATCAATGAATATACTTATAAAGGTGCAACTTTAGTTCCTGGTTACAAACAGAAAAAAGAACTTAGTGATTCAGATAAGATTAAAGAAGCTGTTAACAAGCAATAAAAAATGAAAAAGATATTTGCATGGCTTACAGGTGGCGTTATCAAAGAAGTTGGTAATGTTATTGACAAGCTTACAACAACGGAGGAAGAAAGACTTGAGGCAAAGAGACAGCTTCAGATTATTTTTGAAGAAGCTGACAATAACGCTCAGCAGCAAGTAACAGATCGTTGGAATGCAGATATGAATTCTGATAGTTGGTTGGCTAAGAATATTAGACCTTTGGTTCTAGTATTTTTAACATTTGTATTTAGCTTACTAGCTTTTACAGATGGTAACATAGGGGAATTTAAAATAGCAAAAGAATACATACCAATATTTCAAACATTATTGGTTACCGTTTACGGGGCTTATTTCGTAGGAAGAACTTGGGAAAAAGCAAAATCAATAATTAAAAATAAATAAAAAGATATGGGACAATTCGGCAATCAACCTGATTTTATCACAAATGACATTAAAGCAGTAACTCCTGTTTTAGCAGCTAATCTAACCGCGGCTGACTCCTTAGACGGTTCTATTATATACGTAGGAACTAGTGCTCCTGGCAATATTCAAGTGATACCAGTTGGAACTGTAGGGCCAAGCGTTGTAAGCTCTTTTTCCTCGCCTGGATATGTTGGATCAAAAGGAACTGGATATGCGAACGCTGCTGCTGTTGCAACAACAGGAGGTAGCGGAACGGGTTTAACCGTTGATATTACTGCTTCAAGCGGTTCTGTGCAAACAGTAGTAGTAAATGTAGCTGGCGCGGGATACTTGAGCGGAGACTTAATTACTATAGCGGGTGGAGGTACTAACGCTGTATTTAGAGTAGAAGCAGCGCCTGGATTACCAACAGTAGCTCAAGCTATTACTTTTACAAATGTTGTTCAAGGAGAATGGTTTTCAGTAGTTGTAGATTATGTTTTATCTGACGCAACAACTGTTTCTAACTTAGTAGCGGGTAAATAGCAAATAAACAAGTAACTATATAAGTATAAATCAAATCTAATAAATTAAAATTATGAGTAATAAACAAAAAATTACAGAAGAGCAGTTAAAAACAATCAAAGATCAACAAGCTAAATTGCAAGCAGCATTTATCGATATTGGTTTTATTGAAAGTAAAAAGCATGAAGCATTACACATTCAAGGGCAAGCAGCAGAAGCTTTAGAGGCAACTAAAAAAGAACTAGAGGAAGAGTATGGTCAAGTTAATATTGACTTATCTGATGGTAGTTATACTGTTGTTGAAAAAGAAGAAGCTCCAAGAGGTGAATTGGAAAAAGCTTAATGAGCTCTATTGTAAGAAAGATCAGTATAGGTTCTGACTATAAAAACGATGCCATGCACTATGCAGTTGGGCAAAACGTTTATGGAGGACATACTATTACAGCTATACTACACGATCAAGAATCAAACTCTTACAGTATATACATTAAAAAAGAAGATGAGGTAATGCCATGGAAGAAATTTAATTCTAACATGGCAATATCTGTTGAATACGATTTAGAGTATTAATGAAGAGCTTGTACGACTTCATCATCAAACCTCTTGGTGATAGATATGAAAACGAGATAAAGATTGGTGACAAAACTTTAGTTTTAAATACTAAGATAGAAAGTTTTAAATCTGTTAACAACTTAGCCGTTGTAGTGGAAACACCAAAAGCATTCAAAACAAGTATACAAAAAGGAGATATAGTGCTAATACATCACAATGTTTTTAGAGTATTCTACGACATGAAAGGTGTAAAGAAAAATAGTAGGTCATACTTTAAAGATGATTTATATTTCTGTGCTGTAGACCAAATATATTTGTATAAAAATACAGAGGATTGGAAATCATTTGGAGACAGATGCTTTGTAATGCCTCTAAAAAATGAAGACATTCTAACGAACGATAAAGAGCAAAAGCTTATTGGTATACTAAAGTATGGTAATAACTCCTTAAAAGCGCTTAATATTAACCCAGGTGACGTTGTAGGATTTACTCCTAACAGTGAATGGGATTTTATCGTTGATGAGCAGAGGGTTTTCTGTATGAAATCTAATGATATTGTAATCAAATATGAACACCAAGGAAACCAAGTTGAGTATAATCCAAGCTGGGCACATCGCGATAGCGGAATTAGTTAAAGTAGCTAAAGAACTTATTGTAGATTCAGATGATGATTTAACAGCAGACAAACTTAAAAATGCCGCTGCTACTAAAAAATTAGCAATATTTGATGCTTTTGAAATACTTAAACGTATAGATGAAGAAGATAATATTCTTAACGAGAAACCTAAGGGAGCTAAAGAAGAAAAAGCTTTTAAAGGATTCGCTGAAGGTAGATCTAAATAATGTACGAGCAGTCATTATACAAAATTTTACCTGACCACGTTAAACCCAAGATCTTAAATAGAAATAATAAATTTAAGAAATGGAAATACGGTTATGATGAAGATCATGAAATGGTGGTTATTAGTAAGACCGGTGAAATTGGGGAGATTTATGAAATACAAAATCTAGTAATAGCCTTACCTAAAGCTACTAATGTAGTTAAAAGTGAAGGTAACAAATGGGTGGCTGCTGAGTATCCCAAAGAATTAAAAAATATTAAAACTGTTTTTGATTGGAAGAATTACTCTGAACAATTTAAAGAACAATGGTATGACTATATTGAAGAAGAATTTCAAAGGCGTGAAAAAGGTTATTGGTTTTTTAACAAAGACAAGCCTACTTATATTACTGGTACTCAGTACATGTACTTGCAATGGTCCAAGATTGATATTGGGAAGCCAGATTTTAGAGAGTCCAATAGATTATTCTATTTATTCTGGGAGGCTTGCAAGGCAGACAAAAGATGTTATGGTATGTCATATCTCAAGAACAGACGTTCGGGATTTTCATTCATGGCGTCAGGGGAGGCTGTTAACATGGCAACCATATCAAGCGATTCACGGTTTGGGATTTTGTCCAAATCTGGAGCCGATGCGAAGAAGATGTTCACAGATAAAGTTGTACCCATTAGTGTTAACTATCCCTTTTTCTTTAAACCAATACAAGACGGTATGGACAGGCCAAAGACGGAACTTGCCTATCGTGTACCCGCATCCAAGCTTACCCGTAGAGGACTCGATTCGAAAACACAGATCGAGACGCTCACAGGCCTTGACACGACGATTGACTGGAAAAACACCGGTGATAACGCCTATGATGGGGAGAAACTCAAATTACTCGTCCACGATGAATCGGGTAAATGGGAAAGGCCGAACAACATCCTCAACAACTGGAGGGTTACGAAAACAACGTTAAGGTTAGGTTCTAGAATTATTGGAAAGTGTATGATGGGATCAACATCAAATGCTTTAGATAAAGGTGGTGAAAACTTTAAAAAATTATACCATGGATCAGACGTTACAAAGAGAAACCGCAACGGGCAGACTAGCTCAGGACTCTATTCTCTGTTCATACCTATGGAATGGAACTACGAGGGATACATTGATTCTTATGGGTTTCCTGTATTCGATACACCCAAAAAAGAAGTTTTAGATTCATTTGGTGATAAAATAACATTAGGTGTTGTAGAATTTTGGAAGAATGAAGTAGAAGGATTAAAAGATGACCAAGACGGGTTGAATGAATTTTATAGACAATTTCCAAGAACTGAAGAGCATGCATTCAGAGACGAAGCAAAAGAGTCTTTATTTAACCTGACGAAAATATACGAGCAAATAGATTACAATGCAGACCTTAGAAATACAGCGATAGTTACTACAGGTAGTTTTCAATGGCAAGATGGCAAATTAGATTCAAGCGTTATATTTATACCAAATAAAGACGGTAGGTTTAAAATATCTTGGGTTCCACCTGTTAATTTACAAAACCGCGTAATAGTAAGGAATGGGAGTAAGTATCCAGCAAACGAACACTGTGGAGCATTTGGTTGTGACAGTTATGATATATCAGGTACAGTTGATGGAAGAGGATCTAATGGATCTTTGCATGGTTTAACTAAGTTTAGCATGGAGGATGTACCCCCCAACCATTTCTTTTTAGAATATATAGCTAGACCTCAAACTGCTGAAATATTTTTTGAAGATGTATTGATGGCTTGCGTATTTTACGGTATGCCAATATTATGTGAAAACAACAAACCTAGATTACTGTATCATTTTAAAAGAAGAGGCTATAGGGGTTACTCTATGAATCGACCTGATAAAGCTTGGAACAAGTTATCAATAACAGAAAGAGAAATAGGCGGAATACCTAACTCTAGTGAAGATATAAAGCAAGCTCACGCAGCGGCTATAGAAACATATATAAATACTAGTATTGGTAAAACCGATGGAGGTTATGGTGATATGTATTTTCAAAGAACATTAGAAGACTGGGCAAGGTTTAATATAAACAATAGAACAAAGCATGATGCATCTATAAGTTCTGGATTAGCTTTAATGGCATGTAACAAGAATAGATACGTACCATCAGCTAAGAAAGAATACAGGAGTATAAATTTAGGTATAAAGAAATACGACAATAAAGGCGCATCATCAAAAATGATACAATAAATGAGAATACAGACTAATAGTAACAGTTCATTTCCTAGCCAAGTAGTTAGCGACGAAGAAAAATCAAGCTACGAATATGGTATGCAAGTTGCGCAGGCTATCGAGCAAGAATGGTTTCAAGGAGGTCGATCTGGTAATAGATATACACAAAGCTATAACAGCTTTCACCAACTCAGGCAGTATGCTAGAGGAGAGCAAAGTATTCAAAAGTATAAAGATGAATTATCTATAAATGGTGATTTGTCTTATCTTAATTTAGACTGGAAACCAGTTCCTGTTATATCAAAATTTGTTGATATAGTTGTTAACGGTATGTCTAATAAATCTTACGATATAACCACTTACGCACAAGATCCTTTTTCTGTAAAAGCTAAAACAGATTATGCTAAAGCTATAGAAAGAGATATAGCCTCTAAAGAAGCTTTAATTAATTTTAAACAGGAAATGGATATTGACTTGTCTTCTACAGGTGATATAGCTGGTTTGCCTGATAGTAAGGATGAGTTAGATTTACACATGCAACTCAACTACAAGCAAAGCATCGAAATAGCTGAGGAAGAAGTTATATCAAATGTTTTAGCCGCTAATAAGTACGATGAAACAAAGAAAAGAATAGCTAGTGATTTAACTGTAATAGGTATTACTGCTGCAAAAACTAGATTTGACCCTACTGAAGGTATAAAAATTGAATATGTTGATCCAGCTAATCTGGTTTATTCATATACAGAAGATCCTAATTTTGAAGATATATATTATGCCGGAGAAATTAAATCAATAACTATAGCTGAATTAAAAAAACAATTCCCTGATATACCTGAAGAAGAGTTGTTAAAAATACAAAAAATGCCTGGTAATTCTCAGTACTTACAAAACTGGGGAAATTACGATGGCAATACGGTTCAAGTAATGTACTTTGAATATAAGACATACATGAATCAGGTTTTTAAGATTAAAAAAACAGAACAAGGTTTAGAAAAAGCTTTAGAAAAAACTGATGAATTTAATCCACCACCTAATGACAACTTTGAAAGAGTTTATAGAACCATAGAGGTTTTATATACAGGAGCAAAAGTATTAGGTAATAATTATATGTTAAATTGGGAGTTGGCTGAAAATATGACAAGGCCGACAGCTGACTCAACAAAAGTTGAAATGAATTATTGCATATCTGCTCCTAGAATGTACAGAGGTAGAATAGAATCTATAGTTAGTAGAATAACAGGTTTTGCTGATATGATTCAACTAACACATCTTAAACTTCAACAAGTGATGTCTAGAATAGTACCAGATGGGGTATTCTTGGACATGGATGGTTTAGCTGAGGTGGATTTAGGTAATGGTACTAACTATAACCCAGCTGAAGCTTTAAATATGTATTTTCAAACAGGTTCTATAGTAGGTAGATCACTTACTCAAGAAGGTGGTATGAATGCAGGTAAAATACCTATTCAAGAATTAAGTTCTTCTTCTGGACAAGCTAAAATACAAAGTCTTATTGGTACGTATCAATATTACTTACAGATGATTAGAGATGTAACCGGTTTAAACGAAGCTAGAGACGGTAGTCAAACAGACAAAGATGCTTTGGTTGGTGTTCAAAAACTAGCGGCAAACGCTTCTAATGTTGCTACAAAACATTTATTGGATTCTATGCTTTATGTAACTTTAAGGGTATGCGAAAACATAAGTTTAAAGGTTGCAGATGTTATAGATAACCCGCTGTTACATAACGCTTTAAAGAATTCTATTAGTTCTTTTAACGTTAAAACTTTAGAAGAGTTAATGAATTTACAAATACATGATTTTGGTATATACATACAAATTGAACCTGAGGAGCATGAAAAAGCTTTACTAGAACAAAATGTTCAAATGGCTTTACAGACAGGCGTTATAGCTTTGTCGGATGCTATAGATATTAGAAACATTAAAAACCAAAAATTAGCTAATCAGTTTTTAAAGCTTAGACAAAATCAAAAACTAGAAAGAGAACAAAAGCAAAAGCAAGCAAATATACAAGCACAAGCGCAAGCAAACGCTCAACAAGCAGAGCAAGCAGCAATGAACGAAGTTCAAAAGCAACAAGCTATAACCGCTGAAAAAGTAAGTATTGAGCAAGCTAAGTCTCAGTTTGAGATACAAAGAATGCAGGCTGAAGCTGAAATAAAAAGAGGTTTAATGGCTGAGGAATTTGGTTATCAAATGAAACTTGCTCAAGTCAAAGCTAATTCTGAAGGATCGAAAGAAAAAGAGATGGAGGATAGAAAAGACGAAAGAACTAAAATACAAGCAACTCAACAATCAGAGTTGATATCACAAAGACAAAATGATTCATTACCAACAAATTTTGAGTCATCCGGAAATGATACCCTTGGAGGTTTCGGGCTAGAGAATTTCTAGCACTATCAAAATTAACTATTTAATTATATTATATCATGGAAGAAACAACTAAACAGGAAGGTGAGTTTTCTTTAAAAGGGAAAAGCACTAAGCCTAAACAGTTAAGTCAAGAAGCTACGGCTATAACAAAGGTTAGCATTAAAGAGCCTGTGTTAGAAAACAAAGAAGAAGTTACTAAAGTAGTAATTCCTAACGACACATTAAAATCTGAAAAAAATGCCGTTCAAAAGCAAGAAACAGAGGAACCTGTGCTACTTACAGAACAACCCAAAGTGGGATTGCAAGAAGTGGGACAAGGAGACGAAGGGCCCGTTGAAAATGCTATTACCAAGTTCACGCCTTTACAAGAAGTAACTGACGAAGAAATAAAGCAGGTAACCAAGCAAGCTCAAGAAGCTGTAAGAGACGAAAAAGTTTTAGGTAGAAAACTACCAGAAAATGTTGAAAAGCTAGTTAGCTTTATGGAAGACACGGGAGGAACAGTCGAGGATTACGTTAGATTAAACGCTGATTATTCAAATATTGATGAAAGTGTTTTATTAAAAGAATATTATAAAAAAACAAAACCTTATTTAGAGTCTGAAGACTTAGATTTAATCTTAGAAGATTACGAATATGATGAAGATCTAGACGAGGAAAGAGATATACGCAAAAAGAAGATTGCGTTTAAAGAAGAAGTTGCAAAAGCTAAAAACTTTTTAGAAAGCACAAAGAGTAAATATTACGACGAGATCAAGTTGAGACCGGGCGTTACTCAAGAGCAGCAAAAAGCTACAGACTTTTTTAACAGATTCAATAAAGACCAAGAGACTGCTGAACAGCAACACTTAGAGTTTAAGTCCAATACAAACAAATACTTTTCTGATGAATTCAAAGGTTTTGATTTCGATGTCAGTGGTAAGAAATTTAGGTATGGAGTACAAGATTCTAATAAAGTTGCAACCGATCAATCTGACATCAACAACTTTGTAGGTAAGTTCCTAAATAAAGAAGGTGTTATGAATGACGCAAAAGGCTATCACAAGGCTTTGTACATGGCTTCTAATGGAGATGCAATTGTAAATCATTTCTACGAACAAGGTAAAGCTGACGCTGTCCGCGACGTTGTTAACAAATCTAAAAACCTAAAAGACAGTCCTAGAACTACCAAAAGTAATGACGGCTTCTTAGGTGGGTTTAAAGTTAAATCAATTAGTAGTCCTGATTCTTCAAAATTAAGTATTAAAAAGAACAAATTTAACTAAAAACAATTATTATGAGTTTAACTCCACAATTTGGATCAATTATTCCATCACAAGGACAACAATTATTAAACAGTAACTACCTTCAATTTAACGGAGCTGGTGCTGGTGCAAACAACTTTGCACAACAGTATTTACCTGAAATTTATGAACAAGAAGTAGAGCGTTATGGAAACAGAACGTTATCTGGATTCTTAAAAATGGTTGGTGCTGAAATGCCAATGACTTCTGATCAAGTTATTTGGTCTGAGCAAAATAGATTACACATTTCTTACAACAACGTTGTAACTGGAGCAGCAGGAGGAACAGCTAACAACCTTGCTATCCCGGTAGCGGCAGGTATTGTTAATGTTATATCTTTAAATGATACTATCGTTATTCTTGATCCAGCTACTGGAAACGAGGCTAAAGCTTTAGTAACAGCTTCTAACACAGCTACTGGAGCTCTTGTAGTTCAACCTTATAGTGCTGCTACACTTGTAGCTACTTTTGGTGCTGCTAATGCAGGATTAAAAATATTTGTATATGGTTCTGATTACGGAAAAGGTTCTCAAATAGCTACAGGTACAGGCGTTGCTGGTGCTCAAGCAGCTAACACAAGAGTTTCTGTTAATCCTAGCTTTACACAATATTCTAACTCTCCTATCATCTTAAGATCTCAGTATACTATTTCTGGTTCTGATATGTCACAAATTGGATGGGTAGAAGTTGCAACTGAAGACGGAACATCTGGATTTTTATGGTATTTAAAAGCTGAATCTGAAACAAGATTACGTTTTGAAGACTATTTAGAAATGAGTATGGTAGAAGGTGAGTTCAATCAAAATGCTGCAACTGTTGCAACAAACCCTGGATCACAAGGTTTATTTGCTGCTATTCAAACTCGTGGAAACGTAGAAGTAGGATTTACTGCTGCTGCTGGATTAGATGAATTTGATGCTATCTTAAAGAATTTAGATACACAAGGAGCGATTGAAGAGAACATGTTATTCTTACAAAGACAAACGTCTTTAGATTTTGACGATATGTTAGCTGCAATTTCTGGTGGATTTGCTGGAGGTACTGCTTTTGGTTTATTCGAAAACTCAGAAGAAATGGCTTTGAACTTAGGATTCTCAGGATTTAGAAGAGGTTCTTATGACTTTTACAAAACTGACTGGAAGTATTTAAACGATGCATCTACACGTGGAGCTTTAACTGGAATATCTTCTGTTGAAGGAGTATTAGTACCTGCTGGAACATCTACGGTATATGACCAAATTTTAGGAACTAACATTAGAAGACCTTTCTTACACGTAAGATATAGAGCGTCTGCATCTGATGATAGACGTATGAAATCTTGGTTAACTGGTTCTGCTGGCGGAGCTTCAACATCAACTTTAGATGCAATGGAGGTAAACTTCCTATCTGAAAGATGTTTGGTAACTCAAGCTGCTAACAACTTTGTATTATTCAAAGGAATCTAAAAGATTCAAAATTAATGTAGTAATTACCCTCGTTGAAACTACGGGGGTAACTATTACTCTTATGCGACATTAGCTAGTATATATTATAGTAACAGGCTATTGTCATTAAATAAACATTTATATTATATCATATTATGGCTACAAAAGCACAAGCTAAAAAAGTTGAGGTAGCACCTCAAGTTAAAGCACAACCTATAAAGGCTGCTGAACCAATTACTGCACTTGATTTATCATGGGAAATCAAGGACAGGATTTATTATTTAACGGGTAACAAAAGCCCCTTAACTCTAACTATACCATGCCGTCACACTAGAAAGCATTCGCTACTTTACTTTGACGAAAAAAATGGTAAACAAAGAGAAATAAGATACGCTACTAACCAAGAATCTCCGCTAGTAGACGAACAAAAAGGAGAATGTACATTAGGACACATACAATTTGCTAATGGTGATTTAAAAGTGCCTAAGCACCAACAAAACTTACAAAAACTACTTTCAATTTTTCATCCTTTAAAAGGTAAACTATACGAAGAGTTTAGTGCAGCAGAAGAAGCTGAAGATGATTTAGAGGAATTAGACTTACAAATAGATGCTTTAGTATTTGCTAGAGAAATGGAAATTGACCAAGCAGAGGCTATAATGAGAGTAGAACTAGGATCATCAGTTAACTCTATGAGCTCTAAAGAAATCAGAAGAGATTTACTTTTGTTCGCTAAAACAAGCCCTAAGTTACTTATTGATTTAGCTAATGATGATAACGTTCAGCTTAGGAACACGGCTATTAGAGCTGCTGAAGCAGGGATTATATCACTTTCTCAAGATCAAAGAACATTTTTATGGGGATCAAATGGAAGAAAACTAATGACAGTTCCTTTTGACGAAAATCCTTACTCTGCAATGGCTGCTTACTTCAAAACCGATGAAGGTGTGGAAGTTTTCAGATCTATAGAGAAAAATTTGAATTAACATGTAATACTAATATAGGGCTCGTTAACTCGGGCCCGTATTATAATAAATAAACAAAAATGGCAATAAACGTAGATACAGTATATAAAACAGTTTTGCTTGTATTGAACAAAGAGCAGCGTGGTTATATAACACCT